CAGCGAGTACGGCATGGACATGATGTCGTCAGGGTTGTTGATGCGCTTGAGATTGCGCTTGCTGGTCATAGCAATGCGCTGCACTTGTGGGCTTGGCTCCACGCCAAACTCTGGCGCAAACTCCATCGCCAAGTTGTAGGTAAACGCACGCAGGTAGCCTGGAGGGAACAAGATGTCAGTTGCCAAGGTGGCAGGCTGAGTAAGTTCCTCAACGCTGATAAAGTGCCATTCCAAGTCCCGTGTGGGACGTGGATAGATGTACATATCAACATCTGGATATGTCATGTTGGTAAACAGCACTTGCGGGTAAGTGGACGTAACAGTCTTTACAGCAATACCATCGTATTGCTGCTGGTTAATGAACTTGATACCGAAGGACACGTTAGTGCCTGGGTCGCGGTAGTAGGTAGCGTCATCCAGCAAGATAGGCCGATTGCCTACAAAATCGCCTGTCGGGCCAAGAGTGCGGTTGATAAAGCCAGCAGGCCAAGTAAACATTTGATCTTGGGTGCTGAACACCGACAGACGTTCAGTGTTCCACGAATCGATCATCTGGTTCAGGGCAACCAGAGCATCCTGCGAGGTAGCTGCCGATGGCGTTTCACCTTCAGCTAAGATGCCAAGCAATCGAAGCGCACGATTTATTTGGTCTGCTGCGGTGTATGTTGCCATGTTTAGACTCCTTCAGTTATCGTCCTACGGGTATATTTGCGCTTTGCTTGCAAAGCCACTTCCAGCATATTGACAGGAGCCGCCTCTACAGGCGTATCGGGATTGTACCGCGACCAGCCGTTTGTTTCATCGTATTCAGCCTCAAGTTCCATAGCGGCAACTTTTCGCCCGTGGACAGGGTGCATTAGGTAGATGATCATGTTAAAAAAGGGGGGTTTTTACGCCCCCTTTTTGTTACGCTTGTGCAACGTGAATCAGAGCAAAATTCAAAGTCAGCGCCTCAGACAAGCTGCCTGCGGATGCATTTGAAATTACCACGGTAAATGACCCAGCGGCCACAGCGGCCACCGAAAGCAAATACGTCCCCGCCGTGGTTGCACCGCTTGCTAATGCCACTATTGGAACATCATAAGCACTAACCAAGCTATTTGTCACGACAAATGCAACTTCAGAAGCAGCTGTCAAAGCAGCGTTGTTAGTAACAATTTGACCAACAGATGCGTTGATGGTCACGCCAGTAGACTTGCTGGTAGCTTGGGTAACAGTTGAAGGCACTGTAGTAGAACTTCCAGTGTTGTACCCCAGTTGCCCACTTCCGGCTAAAGCATAGATTGTTGCTGAACCTTTAAGGTCTTGGTCTTCAAAAGCAACACCAATAGATTTTGTATTTGCCATAATTATTTCCTTTAAAAACAGGGGCCGAAGCCCCCGTTAAGTTTAGGCAACGCGATACACGGTGTAAGCAGCATCGCCTGTCTTGCGGAACAAGAACTGCGCTGCACCGCCAACACCGGCTGCGCTGCCGGTAATAGCAACAACCAAGTTACCAACAGCAGTAATGCCGGTGCCGACAACCATCGTAATCAACCCAGTGGATGTACCCAAGTTGATAACACGCAATTCAAACGTGCTGTTGACTTTTGCATTGGTAAACGCAGCATCAATCAAAGTAGCAGTTGGAAGCGTGTACGAAGCAGCCGTAGTAGATGGGCTGCCAACCAAGATGCCGCCAGTGATTTGTGCAACGGTCAAAGTGGCCGTAGCAGTTGCCGTCTGAGGTGCGCCTTGAACGCCCATAATGATTTCGTTGACGTTGCCATCGGTGAACTGGTATCCACCGCCAGAATTAGGGAGAGCCATGATAAATTCCTTTAAAAAATGTTACGAAATGAAGCCCCCAAGGGGGCATTCAATTTAGCCCCACATACGGCAAGCCATTTGTGGACGGATAGTGCTAAAGCCATACAAAACGTCAATACGGCAAGGCATGCGGTCGTTGTTGATGTCGTACTGACGAACAACACGCAAACTGATACCGTTATGCACTGCGCGAGCAGCCATATCGACACCTTGGGGCAGCAACAGGTCAGCCGTGGCAAACGTAATTGCGTCCTTGTGGTAGATCAAGTTTTGAGCGTAAGCCGTAGAAGCAGTGCCAACAAACGTCACAACAGCGCTAATCAGTGGCAGGGCAGTCATGGTAGCCAGTGCGTGAGCAGCGGAATACATGGGAGCCACAGTCACGGTCCAAGTGCCAGACACAGCGGTTGCATCAGCCAGAGCCACAAACTGGAACAACGAACCAGTGGTTTCACGGGTTTGTGGGTTCACAGCAAAGACGCTACCGCAGGTAAACACGTCACCAGCTTTGATGGTCGTGGTTACAGAGGCTTGCGACAAGCTAATAGTAGAAGCACCTTCCGAAGTCACCGAAGCGGCAACAATGGTGGCAGCGGCTGCATCACGCGAACCCGTGGTGTGCTGCTTGATTGACTGAGACATGTTGATTTCTTCATAGCCCAACACGCCAGTACCCATCATGCCGTTCTTGAACTGCTTGCTGATAGTGTCGGTGGGGTTGAACAAACCTTTCATGCCTTCAACCAAACCAGCGTTAGCGGCAGGATTGACGGTAGCGTAGCGAGGCGACATCACAGCGGCATTCTCGTTCAGCTTCTGCTGGGCTTGCAACAGCACCAAAGAAGTTGAAGGAGTTGTTCCAGGCGTGCCGACGGTGTTGCCGATGGTCTTGTATGCATTGGCGACATCAGCATCAATGCTGGATGCCAACTGGCTGATACGAGGCTTGAGAACACGCTCTGCAAAGTCGTCCAATTGCATGGTCAGTTCAGCAGAGGTGAAGTTAACACCAATGTGCTTCTGGCTGGCAACAGACAGAGTGGTGAACTGCTCGTTGTCGTCCTGAACTTGCAGGGCGGCACCGTCAGTGACCAAGGCGCGGTCAGGCAGACGGATACGCAGTGTGGAGCCAATCTTGGCACCTTGCACGGCGAAGCTGTCATCGTATTGGCGGTTTACGTTGCGCGTAAGCACTAGGTTGTTCTCTAAGCATTATGTTCGCCTGAGTTCGTTAATCTCAGACCGCCCTCTCGGGCTGCTGCATGTCACCATGCAGAGCAGACTATCTCTTCATCCTCTTGCGAGGAGCTGTGCGCTTCCAGCCACTTGGCTGTACTCCCTTTCGGGATAGTCGTTACACCTTCCGCTGGTGAGGGCAAACGCCACCGTTTTTGTATTTGCCAATTTGACAATTCATGCAAAGAACTTGGAATCCATCAGGAAACTTATTCTTAATGAGCCACTGATAAAAGCCAGTTCCGCTTCCACGGTACAACTTAGCTTTTCTCATCGCAGCGCCATCATTGTTTACATGGTCTATCGACAAAAACATTCTTTCAGTCTCAGCGCAACAATTACATTTGTAGCCGCCATAAGCGCCATACACTGCTTCTCGATGCCGGTCTTGATTACGCTTGGTCTTTTCTGATTCTGCTGCGCGTATTGCTGCAACTTCTTCAGGGGTTCCATTTGCTATCTTCCGGTTGCGCCATTCGCGGGCATGTTCACGAGATTTCTCCCTGTTTGCTTCCCGCCAATCGCGCATTCGCTGATTGACTTTTTCTCGGTTACGTTCTCGGTATCTGGCAGCAGCTTCGCGGTTTTTAGTTCGCATCGCATCGGCAATTACCACTTCACTTTTGGCTTGGCTCGGTATTTTCATGTAATCATTCTACATGATGTCCACCGAATTCACACAGTTTTTCTTAATGATTACTCATTAAGGAGACCTTAATTAATCTCAAGAGCCTTCCTAGTGATCATATCTATTGTAAGAATCGAATTACTCATGATGAGTTCCTTTAAAGTTTAAAAATTAGCGGTTTTGTGCTTCCCACTTCTTACGCTGCCTTGCACGTTCAGCTTCAATCCACTGTGAATCCGTCATAGTCTTGGTAGACCGTGGGTCCGTAGTATCAAAAGCTGGCCCTCCAGAGGAGCGTGCGGTGACTGGCGTAATCGGCGCTGGCGCAGATGTTGTCTTCTTCATGGGAGGTTCAGCGGCCAATTTGGCCTCTATCTTCCCAATTTCCTTTGCTTGGCTGAGTGGCGACAGACCGGCAATACGATGTGCATCTTTGGGGTTTGAGCCGAGGTAGTAAGCTAACTCAGGCCCAATGTCCGAAGACTGGATCGTTTCAGCCATCACGTTTGTGATACTCAACTTGGGGTTGTACGCGACTTGTTCAAAGTCGGTGTATTTGTCCCGCGCTGCTTCTTCACGCTCCTGATAGCTTTCAAGAACTTGCGACTGCTGTTTAGCAGCCTCACGCCGGGCAATGATTTCTTCAGCCTTTTGCAAGACTAGTGCATCGGGGTTAGCCTCTGCGGAATAATCATCAACTGGCGCCCTCAACACCTGCGTTTCCGCTTGGCGTTGCGCTTGATCTCGTTCCCACTTCCGTTGCTCTCTTGCGAGGCGTTTTCCAATTGCGGCGTCAAGTTCCTCTTGCGAGAATGTCTTGGGAGCCTCAACTTCCGGCGTTTCAACTACAGTTTCAGGTGCAGCCGTTGCTTCCTGTTCTGGCACGGGTGTAACCGCTAAGTTTTCGACTTCATCAGTCATTTGTCTGAATCCTTGGATTCCCTGGTGAGCGCACCAGTACGTTTTTCGGCATTATGCCTTAAATATTGTTTAAGGCCAGCGTGCTTTGATCTCTGCGACTTTATCTAGCCATTCTTGTTGAGTGGCTTCATTACGTTGCGACAGAAAAAATATCGGGTCCGACTCGGCAACAAAAGCAGCTTTACGCATAGCGCTGTAGTCTGGCAATTGAGGTTTAGGACGCATTGCTTCTGCTTCAGCATCGGTGATCTGTATTGATCCGGCGGGTAGCAAATGCTCATATTCCGCAGAGTCAAGAAAGTGCAAAGAATTGTCTAGTGCTTTGTAATGCATAATATTACCTCAGTTCAGACCAATAAAGGGCGGTGTCTGTAAACGCATACCTAGCACCTGAAGGAATAATAAGAGAGCCTGCACCACGGGCAGAAGTGCCAGCAGTAAGGCGCATATAAGTGACACCGTTAACATCAAAATTGCCATCGCCATTAGTGGTGATGGCAACTTCAATTGGCTTACCAGTAGTGTTGTAATACTGAGTACTAGCAACGCGGCTTGCCGTTACGTCTTGCCAAGTCTGCCCGTACCCCAAACTGCTCATTGAAGTCAACGCATTGCCACCAGCACCTTGAACTGCGCTTGGTGTAGTCGCCCAAGCACCAGCAGTCGCCTGGGTAGAAGTGATAGTTCGTACTACTCGGTAAGCAACACTAGCTCTGGCTGTTGTAGAGTAAAAAACATTGGCTGAATCAGCAGCAGTATCAATTGCAACCGTAGTAATCAAGCCAGTTTCTGACAAATCATTACCGCCTGCCAAGTTAACAACCGCACGCTCTAAAGTCCCTGCGTAGTTAATTAACACCTCAACAATAGTGCTTTGAACAGCGGCTACGGTTCCAAGCGTAGCTCCGCTAGGTACTACCAAAGCAGCCGGTGTGCCGGTTACGGTGGTTGCCAACCCTGTTGTAGCAACATTAGACCTAAAGGCAAGAGTAATTGGCAAGGTGGCCGCTGGTAGCGTCATCGCGTTAGCTGCAAGCGTAGGGTCTGGAAGTGAAATTATGTCAGAGCCAACTGCCGTAGTGACAAACGCTGTTGTTGCAACCTTGGTGGTGTTGTTGCCAGCAGTCTGAGTTGTCGCCGTAGCGCCAGCAAGAGCAGGGCTTGCCAAGCTGGTAATGTCGGTGTTAGCGCCCTTCAAGGCAAACGTCAAGTCTGCCGCTTGCAAAGCGGTTATGCTGGCTTGCAAAGCAGTTATGTCAGTTGTTACGCTAGACGGTACGCTTGGAATATTGTCGTAAGTACCAATAGTCGTGCCGGTAGACGTTTTTAGAACGAACTTGTACGTCAAGGTACTGGTAAGCCAAACATCAGTTGCAATTCGGCCAGCAGAATTTAAGACAATTGGATTAGCATTGGGCGTCGCACCACTAGAACCGGTGTACGTTGTTTGCGGTGTGGTCGTGCCAGCGGCATAGGTGTACAGCAGGCCGCCCGATAATATGACACCGCTATTGTCAAAGAATTGCCAGCCAGCACCGGCAAGCGGGGAAAGATTGACGGGCATAATTTAACCTTACAAGTAGTAGCTGACGTTCAGTTATGCAGTAGTCCAAGGCACGCCAGCCGTGACCGTGGGTACGGCTTTGCGGAGCTTGTAGGCTGCAAGTTCAGCATCTGCACTGGCTTCAAATTGGTTCTCAGCGCCAGCGTCCCGCTTGATCCACTCAATCACCTTGGCCTCGGTGAGGTCTGCAAAAGCAGTCGGCGTGACCGGCTTGTTGGCAAAGCCAAAGTTGTAGTTGTGCGTGAAGCTGTCAACGCCGTCTGATGCGGTGATGCTGAACTGCGCGGTGACGACAATGCCGTCTGGATCGCGGATTAGGTTGGTGACTTTGTAAGCGTAGGTGTTAGACATGGTATTTTCCTTTTAAGCTAAGCGATAAAGAATGAACGTGTTTGCCGCTGTTCGACGGATGCGGAATTGAGCGGATGTTGCTGCTGCAATAATTAATGAACCCAAAGAAGTTACTCCGGTATTTACTGCCATCGTAATTATTCCCGTAGCAGTATTAATAACAGAGAAGTTGTAACCCAAATTACTAACAGGCCAAGTGATTAGCGTTTCTAGCCCTGTGCCCAAAGGCATCGTAATTGTGTACGTTGTTCCCGTGGCGTTAATAATTTGCGCTTGAAGGTTAGCGTTTGTTAGCGTAGCTGCTGCGCTGATGTCGGCAGGAGTTGGTGCATAAACAACAGAAGCGGCTGTAGAGACTATAAAATTTCCCGCGCTGTCAATACGCGCTCGCTCACTGGGCGTAGGAGACCCATCGGGAGATGTGTTGAATACCAAACGTCCGGGCATGTCGTTGACACCGGGGGTTCCATCTATTACTCCAAAGATTGATGCGGCTTGAACATACCCCGTACCATCGTAACCGTAGTATTGGAATGTTGCCACAGCATCGCCACTTGCAACAATTGTTGGCGCTGCGTTTGTCCCTCTTGCTTTTCTAAACGAAATAACTGATTCGGCAGTATCGGTGCTTGCCCGTGTAATCTGAAAGAAATTACGACCATCAGATACCATGTTTAAGTTTTCTGTGGCGGTAGTAGCCCCAATAGCAACTTTCCCGCTTGCATCAACAACAAACGGCGTGCTGTCAGGATTAGTCGTGTCTTCCACCAACAGCGCGTTACCTGTACCTAGCTGCGTGATGCGTAAGGCCGCGTTGGTGTTGTCGGTTACGCTGATGATGGCGTTGCCAGCAACATCTAGCTTGGCACCGGGCGAAGCAGTGCCAATACCAACATTCCCCGCAGAAGTAATACGCATACGCTCATTTGCATCTACGCCACCGCCAGTGTCATTGCGTGTGCCGAATACAAGGGCTGTATCTGGCGTTGCGCTTTCAGACATTGCAG